ATGACGTTTTTTCCAGAAATTAATATACAAAAAACTAAATCAAACGCTAAGCGAAAACTAAGAGAGTATCCACGCTGGCGAAGGATAGCTAATGACGTAGATACTCAAAAAGTTACAGCTACTTACTCATTTGAGCCAAGGCAACCGCATGGGGTCCCTAGTAAACCAGTTGAGAGACTAGCGCTAAACCGTGTGTCAGCAGAACAAGAGCTGGATGCGATTGAGCAAGCCGTCAGTATGATACTAGAGCCAGAGAGACGCAGGATTTTGTATGACAAATATTTAGCGCCTTATAAAAAGGCAGATAAGGTTATTTATACAGAATTGTGTATGTCAGAGAGCTTTTACTATGATACACTTGACATTGCTTTGTTAGCTTTTGCAGAGCTGTACAGAGAGGGTGTGTTGCTTGTTGAGCAAGGAGTTTTTAGCTAGTTTTTATACAGTAATAAGATAGTTTATACATATTTTTACATGTTATTATAGTACTATCAAAATAACAAGAAGAGATAACCTTTTAATCACTGACTATTTTATTTAGTCGCCAACTTTAACTACGATCAAACTTGTTATTTTATGGTATGTGGGACGTGCAGGTTCGAATCCTGCCGTCTCTATCAGCGTCAGGGGAGACGCGACCCCACACCCATTTAAAGGTAGACACGATCTGATGTGTGGGGTTTTATGATTAACCGCAAGTAAAACAAGGGTCGCAACCTTGCTTGTGGTTAGTAGGCTTAATGGTCGTTTATGCACGTTCGATTCGTGCAAAGCCTGTTAGGAACATGAACCGTGATTGGAAAACGGTGGAGGTAGCGCCTTGCTTCGGGACGTTAGCTAAGTCCGAAAACTCTTTGCGAAGAGCCAGAAGAAGATGTGTCGGTTCGATTCCGACTGTTCCTGTTGCATTTAATGCAAACTCCATATTTTTATTAAAAAAGCCTATTATACCTATTGTGTAAGGGCTTTTTTCGTTGTATTATTGAAGTGATAAAAAATATGGAGATTAAATATGGAAAACAAACCCGCAAAAGCAAGTTTCTTTAAATTAAGTTCTTCTAAAGAATCTAATTTAAAATTGTTTATCGAAAAGATGGAGGAAATGTTTGATAATTTTAGAAAAAAACAATATAGTAACATTCCAACATTAGAGATAAATGATCTTATGTATTATATAAATGCAATGCAGAAGGTAACAAGTGAAGAAGAATTAAATGGAACGAATCTATTTTATTGGTTAGTTACCATTTCACGGGTGGATACAGAATCTCCAATTATTCTTGCGAATCTTGAAAAAAATATTGATGTAAGAAAAAGGGAAATTGAACATGGGGATAATGAGGGCCTTGTGGTTGATACAAGATTATTATTTGACCCATTTAGACAAATTTTAGTTGTTTATAATCAAAGAGGTACAATTAATAATTACGACTTAAGAAGGTTTTTTTGTCAAATAATTGGAGTTAGAGGATTGAAGTTTGATATTATATTAAACAGTGATGCTTTCAAAAGGGTTGGTAAGCTTGATGTTGTAAATTCAATTAGTTATACTGTTGCAAGCCCAACAAACTTTAAGGAGTTTCGAGATGATACTCAAAGTGAAAATGCCGATTTAAAGTTTGCAAATTCTATGCTAGGAGAGTCAATGCAGGTTGTTATAAAGTCAAACCATCTTTCTAAAAAAAATATATTTGATAAATTTTCAGATATGTTAGTTAATGACTCAGTTAATGTAAAAAATGCTAAAGTTGAAGGGCTTACCGATGGTCATCCGGAATTAATAGACTTAATAAAAAATAAATTGGAATATAAGGGAACTATTTTTTATGAAAATACTTTAGACGATGAGGCTGTTTATGCATTTCTGAATACCGCGTATAGCTTTCATTTTAGTCATTTAAAAAGAATGTTTACTATAACTTTATAACTTATATTGAGGTATGCGATGAAAAAAGGAAGGTTTAAAAGAAACTGGCCGATTATACTATTTGGTGTAATAGTTTTTATATTTAGTTTTTATTTTAAAATTTCTCCAAAAAGTTTAAAAAATTTTACTGATATAATGTCGGCATCTCTATCATTTTCAGCAATTGTAACCGCAATATTCTTTGCTAGTTTTTCATTGATACCAACTTCCGGTTCTAATAAATTAGTAGTGATGATGGAAGATTTAGGGACAGAGATAAAAATAATGGACCGCCTATTAGTTGCTACTTTTTTATCTTTCATTAGTTCTTTATTATCTTTCATTTCTCTATTCTTTAGTAAGACTGATACTGATTTAATTTCAATTTTAGTAGTTTCAAGTTGGTTGAGCTCAACAGTAATGATGTTCCTAAGTTCGTTCTTTGTGCTAAGAACATTAATTTTGTTAGTTGAAACTTATAATAATTTCAAAAATAAATAGGTCATCACATTGTGGTGACTTTTTTGTTATGGTCCACGACATGGTTACTTATTAGTTACAAACGTTGAAATTACAATGTTTCGATAGGTCAACGTCGTGGTTTTTTATTATGTAAAAAAGAACCACAACAGTGGCTCTTATGCTTGTAATTTTAATTCAAGCGCTTCAGTAAGAACTTGAGAAAAGTTGAGGTTTTTATCTTCTGCTGCGTCGTTTAACCATTCAGGGATAGTCACGTTTTTGCGGACTTTTTTGGAGTGATATTTTTTCATATAGGCAACCATATCGATGCCAATTAAAGCAATGTCGGAATCAGGATACTGTTCTTTTAAATCAGAAACGGCGCTAGCCTTTGGATAGTCAGTATAGTCTTCAAGGGCAAAACCTAAGACTTCGACAGCCATTTCATAAGCCTCTTGAAAGTCTTCACCTTGAGTAATTGCTTCAGGTACATCTGGAAATGTAACCATGATATAGTCTGTGTCTTGTGTAAATGTAGCTGGATAAATTAACATAATGATCCTCCTTTGATTACTGTGAGATAAGCACACCATCTGGCAAGCGGATTATTTTAAACCCGACTGCTTTAGAATGGTATCTTCAAGACCTTTTCCGAGGTCTTTATTGTGCATTGGAACAATGGTTTGATGTCCGTTATTGTCTCGGAATTTTTTGTGACTTCCGTTTTGACTGACTTCGTAGAACCCATTCTTTTTTAGCAGTTTTATCATCTGCTTTGGGGTCATTGGCATATTGCTTACCTCACTTTCTATACTTATATTATACACATAAACAATGTAGATGTCAATGCAAAATACGCATAAAATACACAAAAGGCGGTGATGGAAAATTGAGTAAATTAACACTAAAACAGAAGCGGTTTGCAGATGAATACATCATCTCAGGGAATGCTATGGAGTCAGCTATAAAGGCTGGGTATAGCCATAATTATTCCAAAGCACAGTCGCACAAGCTATTGGAAAATGTTGGAATTAAAGAGTATCTTGATGAACGATTTGAAAAAATGGATTCCAAGACAATAGCAGACCAAAAAGAGGTATTGCAATATCTTTCTTCGGTCATGAGAGGTGAGCAGCAAGAAAAAACACTCATCAGCATTGGAGAGCTTGGGCAAGAAATAGTTGATATTGATGTAGGAGCAAAAGACAGGTTGAAAGCAGCTGAATTGCTTGGTAAGCGGTACAGATTGTTTACCGATAAGATAGAGGCTGAAGTGCAAGGAACGGTGGTGTTTGTCAATGAAGACGACATACCAGACTAAGCCAAAGCTAGAAATCAAAGTTGATTTACCTAAAACTATCGGTATAGGTTATGGCGCTTTTTGGCGCTCTAAAAATTTTTATCGAGTAGTTAAAGGCAGCCGTGGATCTAAAAAATCTAAAACGACTGCTTTAAATTTTATCGTCAGACTGCTGAAGTACCCTTGGGCTAACTTATTGGTCATCCGTAGATACTCAAACACTAACAAACAATCTACTTATACCGATTTTAAATGGGCGTGTAATCAATTAAAGGTTACACACCTTTTTAAGTTTAATGAGAGCTTGCCAGAGATAACCGTCAAGGCAACAGGACAAAAAATCTTATTCCGTGGTCTTGATGATGAACTCAAGATAACATCTATTACTGTTGATGTCGGTTTGCTCTGTTGGGCATGGTTCGAGGAGGCTTATCAAATTGAGACCGAAGATAAGTTTTCAACAGTTGTCGAATCAATCCGCGGTAGTTTAGATGCTCCTGATTTTTTTAAACAAATAACAGTCACGTTCAACCCGTGGTCAGAAAGACATTGGCTTAAGCGTGTCTTTTTTGACGAAGAAACTAAACGGGCCGATACATTTTCTGGGACTACAACATTTAGAGTAAACGAATGGCTTGATGATGTCGATAAAAGACGCTACGAAGATTTGTACAAGACTAATCCAAGGCGGGCTAGAATCGTCTGTGATGGTGAATGGGGCGTTGCTGAAGGTCTTGTTTTTGATAACTTTGAAGTCGTAGATTTTGATGTTGAAAAAACAATTCAACGTGTCAAAGAGACTTCAGCTGGTATGGACTTTGGTTTTACTCAAGACCCTACAACTCTTATATGTGTTGCAGTTGACCTCGTAAACAAAGAATTATGGCTTTACAATGAACATTATCAAAAAGCTATGTTGACAGATCATATTGTCAAAATGATAAGAGATAAAAATATGCATAAATCTTATATCGCAGCTGATAGCGCTGAAAAACGTCTAATAGCAGAGATAAAAAGCAAAGGTGTATCTGGTATTGTTGCCAGTCTTAAGGGTAAAGGGTCTATTATGCAAGGAGTTCAGTTTATGCAAGGTTTTAAAATATACATCCACCCTTCTTGTGAACACACAATAGAAGAGTTTAATACTTACACTTTTAAGCAAGACAAAGAAGGTAATTGGTTAAACGAACCGATAGATAAGAATAACCACGTTATTGATGCGATTAGATATGCGCTTGAAAAATACCATATCAGAAGCAACGAGTCAAATCAGTTTGAAGTTCTTAGGGCTGGTTTTGGTTACTAGAAAGGAAAATAATGTACACAGAATCATTTAGAGATAGTACGGGAAAGACTAAAACATTAGAGTTTAGGTTCCACCGTGAAGCTCGCATGAGGTATCAAGCGGAAAGTCTAGAAAGCTTGTTAACCGAAAAATATAAGCTACTCCGTGAAATGATTGAACACCACGATAAAGTCCAAAAACCACGCATACAAGAGCTTCTAGATTATGCAGAGGGAAATAACCACACCATCAGCGAAATAGGCCGTAGGAAAGACGATGACATGGCTGATGTTCGTGCTGTGCATAACTATGGTAAGTATATTTCAACGCTCAAACAGGGCTATTTGGTGGGTAATCCTATTCGTGTAGAGTATATTGATGGTACCGAGCAGCAGCAAGACCTATTAAAGGACCTATCTGTTAAAAACAATTTCCACCAGCTGAACCGCAGATTAGTAAAAGACCTATCCAAGGTTGGTCGAGCGTTTGAATTGATTTATCGCAGCATGGATGACAAGACAGAGGTCGTTAGACTAGATCCACGGGAAGTATTTGTTATCTATCAAAATAACCTAGAGCAATCAAGCTTAGCTGGTGTGCGGTACTATAACAAAAATCAATTAGATGGTACTACAAAAATTGTCGAGCTTTACACCGATAATAAAATCCTGAAGTTTGAATATGATGGTGATTTAACACTGATTAGGGAGGCTTCGTCTCATGCGTTTGGTTCGGTACCAATCACGGAGTATCTCAACACAGATGACGGCATGGGCGACTACGAGACAGAGTTGTCTTTAATCGACTTGTATGATGCAGCTCAGTCTGATACAGCTAACTACATGCAAGATTTGTCAGACGCAATTCTAGCCATTTTCGGACGTGTGTCATTTCCGCATGATGTTCAGACAGCCGAACAGCGTATCGAATTTGTGAAAGTGATGCGTAAAGCTAGATTGCTTAACCTCGAGCCTCCTGTCGACCAAGACGGGCGTGAGGGATCTGTAGATGCCAAATATCTATATAAACAATATGACGTACAAGGAACCGAAGCCTATAAAAATCGTATTGTGTCCGACATCCATAAATTTACCAATACGCCAGACATGACAGACAGTAAGTTTGCCGGTCAACAATCCGGAGAGGCGTTGAAGTGGAAAGTGTTTGGTCTTGATCAGGAGCGTGTCGACATGCAAGCTTTATTTGAGCAATCTCTTAAACGTAGGTACAAACTAATCGCTCGTGTAAGCCAACTGCTTAAAGAGATTGATGACTTTGACATCAGCAAGCTTAAAATCACATTTACGCCAAACCTACCTAAGTCGCTACAAGAAAAGATTGAAGCCTTTAAAGCATTGGGTGGAGAGTTGTCGCAAGAGACAGCTATGGCTATTACAGACATCGTGGAAGATGCTAAGAAAGAAATTAGCCTTATCAATAGCGAGTCGAAATCACGTAGTCAACTAGCGCAGAAGTTAGAAGAAACCAGTAGATTGACTGATAGGGAGTTAGCTCATGACCACCAGAAAGAGTAAATACTGGCGTGACCGTATCAAGAAAGAAATGGATGCTAAAGAGGCAGACGATATCTCTCTTGAGCAATCCATGAAGCAATTGCACGATTATCATTTCAGGAATATCGAAAAAGAAATTGAGTCGTTTTATCAACGTTATGCTGACAAAGAGAAAATAGACCTTTCAGAAGCCCGTAAGAGAGCTTCTGAGCTTGATATTTCTGCTTACCAGAAGAAAGCTAAGGAACTTATTGCAAAGGCTGAGAAGCTACGAAAAGAGGGTAGAACGGTAACAAAAGCCGACTTCACTCATCAAGAAAATGCAGACATGGCTATTTACAACTTAGCCATGAAAACCAACGCTTTAGAATTGTTGCGCTTGAATATCGACTTGGAGATGCAAGAACTTGCCAACGGCGAACACAAGCTAACCAAGAAATTTCTTGACGAAGGTTACCGTAAAGAGGTTGAGTTCCAAGCTGGGCTATTAGGATTATCAGTTGCTAGCCAAGCGAATGTGAAAAACTTAGCTGATGCCGTTATTAATGCTAATTTCAAGGGAGCAAAATGGTCAGATAACATTTGGGACAGACAAGATAAGTTACGTAGCATCATATCTCAAAGCGTCCAAAGTGCTATCCTAAAAGGTAAAAATGGCTTAACTATTGCAAGAGATATTAGACGAGAGTTTGATGTGTCAGCATCTTACGCAAAGCGACTAGCGATAACGGAGCATGCAAGGGTTCAGATGGAAGTTGGTAGATTATCCATGGCGGAGAATGGCTTTGCTATGTTTGATATATTGCCTGAGCCTAAAGCATGTGATGTTTGCAAGGATATAGCTAAGCATGGTCCATATCACCTTGACAAGTGGAGAATAGGGGAAAACTCTCCGCCGTTTCATCCGTATTGTCGTTGTGCAGTTGTAGGATTGGATAAGAAACAAGAAGAAAAAGTGAATGATAAATCTGAAAAATTTGAAAACATAACACCGAATCTCATGCCATTATTTAGTAAGTTTGCAAGTAAAATAACAGATTTGCAACGTAAAATAGTGTACTCTGCTGATTTAGCAGATACCGGGTACATTAGAACACCGCATGCGTTTGATATAAACAATACCTTGCGAAATAAAGGCTACAATTATCTAAACGTTGATGATAAACTAATTACCGACACATTGGATAGTGTCATCTCGATAAATTCAACTCCCAAAAATATAAAAGTATACCGATTTGATGATTTTGAGTTATTAGGTTCAATCAACGAACAAAACAATAATATTTTTGATTCAGGTAATTTTATGGATAAATTAAACCAGGGAGGATTATCATACACCAACGATGGATATACTTCTGCAAGTTATGATGTTAAAAAAAACGTGATGGGATATCGTCCTATTAAGACTGAAATAAAAGTACCTAAAGGAAGCCACGTTTATCTTACAGATAATGAGGAAGAAAGTGAAATTATACTACCACGAGGGACAAAGTATGATATAATTAATGCGAAGATAAATGAATATGAAGAAATAGAAATCACTATGGAAATAAGAAAGGAGTAAGCGATGGATTTTTCTGATTTTTTGAATAAAAAACAAAAAGAGTGGGATGAATCTCATCCAATTCCTGACTTTAGTGCAATGAGTGATGAAGAATTGCTTTATCAGCCAATGAGTGAAGCTTTAGTGTCTGAAAGATTTGCTAAAGAGTTATCTAAAGAGGTTAGAAAGCGTAATTTATTATCAAAATAAAAACATATTATTATAGACGGAAGACTGTGGTCGCCCGTCTTTTTTTGTACCCAAAAACAGGAGGAAAACATGAATCGTGAAAGTAAACCAGGTATGGAAAGCGTAAAAATCGGAGGGTTGACATACTCTGTTGAAAAGGCATCGGACCTGCAAGGCAAAGATGGCAATTGGGGTCTTATACACTACAAAACACAACAAATTAAACTAGATGACTCATTAACCGAGCAGCTCGAAGATCAAACACTTATCCACGAAATTGTTCATGGAATTTTAGTTGAGGCAGGCTATACTAATCACGAAGAGGACCAAGCTAATCGCATTGGTCTGATTTTGTATCAAGTATTGCAGGATAATGATTTTAGCTGGTTGTACAAAGGGGAATAAATATGAATAAACGCATCAAGAAAAAACGTAAGTTAGAAACAGCAGTTGTGATGCTTGTTGCAGAAAATGCTATACAAGCAAAAGCTCTTAGAAATCAAAACAAACAAATTGCAGAGCTGAGAGCGATTATACAACAAAACGTCCAAGCAATAAATAGAGAGTTTGTAACTGCTAAAAACACGATTTTAGATAACCAATTAGCTATTAAGTTAATTGGTGATGATGTTGGTCACATCAAGCAAAATTATAAGCGGAAGTGGCGAAAATAAATTTTAAACTGGTCGAATTCGACCCCTTTAGAATCAAACTAAGTCGTAGGAATACGGTTTTTTTATTATGTCCAAGCATTGACGACGATAAAAGCTATGGAATTAATAATCGGGGACGATTTAAAACATAGGAGGTGCCAATCATGGCAGAAGAAACACAAGTAGTTGAGATGGTTGAAGAGCAAGTGGTACCTGAAGCAAAACAACCGCAAGACGAAAAAAAGTATACAGATGCAGATGTGGACGCTATCATCGACAAAAAGTTTGCGAAATGGAAGTCAGAACAAGAAGCTGAGAAATCGGAAGCCAAGAAAATGGCTAAGATGAACGAGAAAGAGAAAGCAGACTACGAAAAGCAGAAGCTGTTAGACGAATTGCAAGAACTAAAAAACGATAAGACACGCAATGAGTTAACAGCAGTAGCTCGTCAAATGTTTGCAGAATCTGAAATCAACGTCAACGATGACGTACTTGGTTTAGTTGTGACTTTGGACGCAGAACAAACAAAAGCAAATGTAACAACGCTAGCAAACGCATTTGCTAAAGTTATCGCTGATGACCGCAAGGCTCTTGTACGCCAGACCACTCCGTCAACAGGCGGTGGATTGAGGAAACAAACCAATTACGGTGCTAACTTGGCTAGTAAGGCAGCACAACAAAGCACCAAGCTTTTTTAGGAGGAAATTATGAACAAACGTAAAGTAACAACATCTAAAGAGATTCTACACAATCTCGACTATGAAGCTATTTCAGTAACTTTGGATTCAAAAAAAATCGGCAAGGAAGTTGTTCCAGCTGGGACAGTGTTAGCAGGTGTTTCAGGATCAGTATTTGAAGACCGCAAACAGAAAGTTAAAGCGGTCGATAACAGTGCCGTAGAAAGTGAGGATAACATCTGCGGGATTTTGCTTACAGATGTCGATTTAACAAATGGCGATGCAGTCGGTTCCTGTATTTATCGTGGGACTATCAATGCAGACAAGCTTGCTGATTCATCTATTGCGGGAAAATATGAAGTGTTGGAAGAAGAACTACCGCACATTGTCTTTATCAAGGGAGGTAAATAAACATGGCATTGATTCACGAAATTATCACATCGGAAAATATCAAAGGTTTTTACAATGCTAAAAACGAAAATGTCGGAAACACGCTAGGGGAAAACGCATTTCCCCCAAAACAACAATTAGGACTCAAACTTTCGTTTATTAAAGGTGCAGCAGGCAAACCTGTCACACTTAAAGCGGCAGCCTTTGATACAAAAGTGCCACTACGTGACCGTATGACTGTTGAATTACTCGACGAAGAAATGCCATTCTTCAAAGAGGCTATGGTTGTCAAGGAAGCAGACCGTCAACAACTCAGTTTGTTAGCTCAAACTAAAAATCAAGAGCTTATTGACACAGCGCTAGCAGCGATTTACAACGATAAAGTAACACTTATTGCAGGTGCAAAAGCACGTCTAGAAGCAATGCGTATGGAAGTATTGTCTAAAGGTAAAATCCATGTTGCATCAAACGGTGTCATGAAAGATTTTGATTATGGGTTAGATTCTTCGCAAACAACTAAGCCAGATACAAAATGGGAACAAGTAGATACCGCTACACCACTTAAAGACATCGAAAAAGCTATCGAAGTAATGGCAGAACGTGGCTTTGTGCCAGAAGCTATCATCATGAACTCTAAGACACTTAGCCTGATTAAAAATGCAAGTAACACTTTAGACGTTGTAAAGCCTATGGCGCCAGATGGGGCAGCTGTTACTAAAGGTGATTTGGAAACTTATATTGCTGATGAATTAGGTCTTAAAATTTTGCTTAAGGATGGAATGTTTGTCGGAGACGACGGTAAAGCTAAAAAATACTTCCCAGATGGATTTGCAACTTTAGTTCCTAACGGCAATCTTGGTTACACAGTATTTGGTACTACTCCAGAGCAATCAGATTTGCTTGGTGGTGAGGCAACAGATGCTGAGGTCTCTATTGTTGAAACAGGTATTGCAATTACCACTACTAAGACAACTGACCCAGTGAACGTCCAAACAAAAGTTTCTATGATTGCTTTGCCATCGTTTGAACGCTTGGAAGAAGTACAAATCATTAATGCAACAGAATCCGAAGAAGAAACTAAAAAAGAAAACAGCTTTGAAATGTAGGAGGTCAATATGCCTAGAGTAATTAGAGCATTTAAAGATAAAGTAACAAAAGTAGTCTACGAAGTCGGCGATATTTACTCGGGCGACCGAGTAGAGTTTTTGACAGAGGGTGGTGTTTTAGAACCGTCCGTAGACTTTGACAAGCTGAAAGTGAGTGAGATTAAAAGCAAACTTGACGAGTTAAGCATTGAGTATGATGCTAAACTTAAAAAATCCGAGCTATTGAAGCTTTTAAAGCAAACAATCGGATAGTTTGGAGGTGTTTATGGATGCAGTAAACACAAGTAGCGTTATAAGCAATGTAAAGCTTGATTTAGGCATCTTAGACAGTCAACAGGACGATTTACTTAACATGTTGCTAAAACGCGTTACAGACCATTTTAAAGCTAAATATGGCGCTGTCGAAATAGACAGCGCTTTTAGTTTTGTTTTAGAAGATTGTTTAATTGCTAGATTTAACCGTAGAGGTGCCGAGAGGGCAAAAAGCGAGAGTGTGGAAGGTCATACGACAACATACTACGACTTTTTGGATGAGTTTGAACCTTACGATGCCATGATTATGGCAAAGCTTAATTTAATCAAAGACAAATCTCGTAAAGGGGGACTGTACTTTTTATGAGATATGCAGATAGAGTTACATTTGTTAAAACGACGGATGAGCAATACAATCCCGATTTAGGTGAGTATACGCACACAGAGGTCATAAGTATCACAAAACCTTGTTTTGTGATGGACATGGGCATGGAAAAGTCCGTACAGATTTTTGGAGATTATCAAAAGGATCGTAAAGTTATCTACCTGAAGCAGCCTTATACAAAAGCATTTGATTATTGCGAGTATGAGGGCAAGAGATACAAAGCGCAGGCAAATAAGCTTGGCGCTATTGTTTTTTATCTGGAAGGAGATGATTCTATTGGTGGCTGATATATCTTTAAAAGTAGTTGGAACAGCTGGTTTAAAAAAGAAACTTGAGCTTATTGTCAAAAAAGATGCCGTCAAGAAGATTGTCAGAGACAATGGGACGCAGCTTCAAAGGAAAATGATTAATAAAGCGGTATTTACAAAAGGCTATTCAACAGGTGCAACTAGACGTTCTATTACCATGCAAATCGGCGATGGTGGATTGAGTGTCAAGGTTAAACCAGGAACTCATTATGCCGGCTACCTTGAAAGAGGAACTCGCCTTATGAGCAAACAACCGTTTGTTTTGCCAGCTCTAAAAGAGCAAAAAGTAAAATTTAGAAAAGATTTGGAGGCGCTTGTCAAATGATTAAAACTAGAGATCAGTCTATTTTTGACGAAATGTTTAAACGCATCCAGTCTTTAGGTTTTAAGGTTTACGATTATAAACCGATGACGGAAGTTCCATATCCATTTGTGGAAATGGAATCTACTGATGCGGAATATATTCCAAATAAAGATGACATTAAAGGTTCTGTTGAACTTATGTTGTCTGTTTGGGGGGTGCAGAAAAAACGGAAGCAGGTGTCTGACATGGCATCTGCTATTTTTTCGCAAGCTATGTCCGTAGCTCGTACCGATGGATTCTGTTGGTCGTTTAATATTAGGCAGTCGTCTATACAGATGTTAGATGATACAACAACTGTGACACCTCTTAAACGAGCGATTGTCACACTTAGATTTAATTTGAGATAGGAGGTAGTAATGTCAGAACCTAGCAAAGCAACAACACAGGAGGAGAAAGAAGTAATGTCAAAAGCACAAGAACAAACAAAACAATTAGAAGCAAAACAAGGAATTCATTCAATCTTGTTATTTCGTTTGTTGAAAGAAGCATCTAGTGAGGTAGCAACTAAACTTGCTTTTCAAACAGAGCATGAAGTAGGTAAAAGCCGTGACGTAGATGGACAAAAAACTAAAGATGGTATTATCCAGTCCGTGGGGGCTTTGGAGTACGACTTTAAAGCAACATCTATTTTAGCCAAAGGTGACGAACTAGCAGCTAAACTAGAAAAAGCCATGGAGGATGGTGAGCTTGTAGAAATTTGGGATATTGATTCAGAAGAAATAAGCAAAAACGGCGACAGCGACAATAAGCTTGCAAAAGTTTGGGGTATTAATAAAAATGGAACAAACGGAGGAAACGGTAAATGCCTAGCGACTTATTACCAAGGGTACATTTCAAGCTTCAGCGCTAAGAAAAACGCAGAAGAAAATATTGTAATTGAAATGGAGTTTGCCATCAATGGTGTTGGTAAAAAAGGGTTCGCTACATTAACAGATGCCCAAAAAGCAGCTGTACAGTACGCATTTAAAGATACAACAAAATCCAACAGCGAAGAAACTAAAAAAGAAAACAGCTTTGAGATGTAACGGTTAGGTTGGATTTAGTATCCAACCTTTTATTTTTAAAGGAGAAAAGAATAATGCAATTGGAAATTAAAGGTAAAACTCATAACGTAAAATTTGGTACACGATTTGTTGCCGAGATGGACAAAAATCATATAGCAGAACGTCAGGGATTTAAATTTGGAGCTGGTCTACAATCTAGCGTTCCGTTTTTAATCGACCACAGCGTTGTTACTCTTGCGGAAGTAATTTATACAGGTACAATCACCGAACCACCACGTCCTAGTTTGAATGATATTTACGACTATATTGACGAAGTTGAAGATATTGAAAAGCTTTTTGATGATGTTTTAGACGAACTACGTCAATCAAACGCATCAAAGTTGTTTATGGCTCAGGTGGAAAAAGACCTGGCGGAAGCCAAAGCGTAACAAATATAAAAAAGAGTTATTCTTCTCAAGAAAGCTTTGAGACGATTGTGCTTAATTGCATTAGATACCTTGGCATGACTGACATCAATGAAATCGGGCGATTAACTTTGTATGAATATGATTTATTAATGACAGGCAAAGCACTAGCGGCTGTTGATGAATCACATAAAGCTCACAAACAAGCTTGGATAAACCACCAAGTTACGGCAACAAAGCTTGTTGGTGGCAAGAAAAATAAAAAAGAAGTCCCTGTTTATAAAAAATTCAAGGACTTTTTTGATTATGAGGAAGAAATCCGAAAAATCACTCAAGAAATTGATGAAGGTTACGACAAGAAAGGTATGGATTTACTTCTCAAAGCTAACCTTTAAGGAAAGGAGGTTAAATGGGAGAATCTTATTCTGTTGAAGCGGTTTTGACAGCTGTTGATAAAACCTTTGGCAAAACATTACAATCGGCAATCCGTTCAATCGAAGGCTTGGAAAAGCGTTCAACCGGTTTTTCATCGGTGTCTCAAAAAGCTAGTTCCATGTTTAAATCCATGTTAGGAGCGAATTTAGCCGGACAAGCTATCTCGGCAATGACAAGGACAGTGTCATCAGGCCTTGGCTCTATGCTTGGCGAGATGAATAGTTCAGCGAAAGCGTGGAAAACTTTTGACGCCAATTTAGCGGACATTGGATTTGGAAAAAAACAAATTTTGGCAGCTAAAACGGCGATGCAAGACTATGCAACTAAAACAATCTACTCGGCATCAGATATGGCTAGCACGTATGCACAGTTAGCAGCGGTTGGCGTGAAAGATACCGGAAAGCTCGTAAAAGCTTTTGGCGGTTTAGCTGCATCTGCTGAAAATCCGAAGCAGGCCATGAAGTCTATCAGTCAACAAATGACGCAAGCAGTAGGAAGACCAACAGTTGCATGGCAAGACTTTAGGATAATGCTGGAACAGGCGCCTGCAGGGATGGCTAAAGTCGCTAAATCTATGGGTAAAAATCTTGATGAACTCGTCGCCGATATCCAGGCGGGTAGGGTTAAAACCAGCGATTTTTTGGAAGCGGTAAAAAAAGCAGGCAATGATAAGAGTTTCCAAAAGATGGCAACTGAGTTCAAAACTGTTGACCAAGCCATCGACGGTATGCGAGAAGGCTTATCCAACAAATTGCAACCAGCGTTTGAAAAAGTGAACCAATTTGGAATTAGAGCGATCGAAGCAATCGGTAAACAACTCGATAAAGTTGATTTTTCTAAGTTTGCTAGTAATCTTGGGAAATTCCTTGAAGGAATTAATATCGATAAAATTGTATCTAATATTTCATCGGCGATTTCATCTGTCACTTCAAAGGTTAAAGAATTTTGGGACGGTTTCAAACAAACTGGAGCAATTAGTGCTTTTTCAGGAGCTTTGCAGAGCGTTTGGGAAGCTTTAAAAAATGTCGCTAGCGCCATGAGCGGAGGAAATTGGAAGACTTTTGGAGCAACAGTTGGAGGGACTGTTAAACACGTCTCTAACTTCGCTAAAGCTGTTTCCGATGTTTTAGGAAAGATGGACCCTGGCAGACTAAGAAGTTGGATAGCTACCTTCGCCGCAGTAGCTGGAGGCTTTAAATTATTCGAAAAATTAACGGGGCAAAGCGTCATTGGTTCTTTTTTGGATAAAATTGGCAGCAAATTTGGCCTCTTTGGAAACAAAGCCAAAGAAGGAACAGACAAAGCCTCTAACGGCGCTAGAAGAAGCGGTGGCATTATTAGCCAAATCTTCAGCGGCTTGGGTAATATCGTTAAGTCTGCTGGTACAGCCATATCAACAGCTGCAAAAGGTATCGGAGCTGGTATTAAAACTGCTTTGTCTGGAATCCCCCCTATCATTAGTTCTCTAGGAACCGCAATATCAACAGTTGCGCAAGGTATAGGCACTGGGCTAGCAATCGCATTTAAAGGCCTTGGTTCTGCTATTGCCATGGTGCCGCCTACCACATGGCTAGCTTTAGGAGCGGCAATTTTAATGGTTGGTGCTGCTTTTGCCTTGGCAGGAACTCAAGCTGATGGCATTAGTCAAATTTTAAGAACCGTTGGCGATGTTGTTGTGCAAATCTTACAACAGGTCACTGATAGTCTAGCCACTTTACTACCTATTATCGCAAACGCTATTGGCTCTATGTTGCCAATTGTAGCTGGAGCTATCTCTCAGATTGTAGGCGCAGTAGCGGGCGGATTATCTCAGCTCGTTATAGCCGTTTCAACAGGGGCATCTCTCGTTATAGGGGCTTTCACAGGACTTCTTGGTGGTATTTCTGGGGTTATTAACTCCATTAGCGCTGTTATCCAATCGCTAACTGGTGTGATTACCGCAGTATTCAATGGCATAGCTACTGTTATTTCATCTGTCGGTTCGGCTATCAAAGATGTATTGACGGGTCTAGGAACCGCTTTTGAAGGATTTGGAAATGGTGTAAAATCAGCTCTAGAAGGTGTTGGGGCAGTAATTGAATCGTTTGGTAGTGCAGTTAGGAATGTCCTTGACGGTGTTGCAAATATCCTTGATTCTATGGGTACTGCGGCACTTAATGCAGGCCGTGGCGTAAAAGAGATGGCTAAAGGCATTAAAATGCTTGTTGATTTATCCCTTGGAGATTTGGTTGCTACATTAGCAGCTGTGGCAAGCGGTCTAGGGAAGATGGCTAGCTCAGCTGGCGAAATGACAACATTAGGTTCTGCTATGAGCAAGGTAGCCAATGGTATGACACGTCTAGCAACAAGTGCTACGATAGCAATTACTGGATTAACAGTCTTTGCCACCACCATGGCAACTATTAAGACAGCAGTTGCAACTCTACCGCCAGTCCTAACGATGGCAGCGAGTGGGTTTACCACATTTACTACTCAGGCGGTGGCAGCAGTGACTGGATTGGCTGCAATTAATGCTCCAATCACTATGTTTAAAGCTCAACTAATGACAATAACACCAGCTCTAGCACAAGCTGGCGCTGGCTTTGCCGCGTTTGTTGCTCAATCATCAACATTTAGTACAGGTTTAGCATCTGCCGGTCCTACAATAGCAGCGTTCAATGCTAATTTGATGAGCTTATCTGCAACAACAGGAGCGCTAGTTGCATCAATAGCTGGTTTATCAGCTGTGCTTTCTGTTGTATCAGCTGGCTTTAGCCAAATAGGGGCTTCTGCGACAGCAACTGTTGGTCAAATACAAGCTTTTGCTTCTAGTACAACAGTTGTTTCGTCAGCATTTGCTAGCATGCAATCTATGATTCAATCTGCCATGGCTGCAATAGTAAGCAGCATTATAACATCATTTAATCAAGCGGCCTCTCAAATGCAATCAATCTTATCTCGAATGCTATCTCAGGCTAGGACATTTGGGTCTCAACTAGAGCAACAAATGAGACAATCGGGACAGCGTTCAGGACAAAATCTTGCTCGGGGACTATCTTCTCAACAAAGTGCTGTTATTAATGCTATTTCTAGCATGGTTAATGCTGCGGTATCAAGAGCCAACGCGGGAGCTGGTCCTATGCGTCAAGCTGGAGCGTACATCGGACAAGGGCTTGCGCAAGGAATGTATTCAGCGCTAGGAGCTGTAACAGCTGCAGCAAACGCCCTTGTAGCACAAGCCGAGAGAGCAGCAAGAGCCAAGGCGATGATTCATTCGCCGTCAAGGTTGTTTGCAAAACGAGTTGGTCAATATATCCCGCAAGGGGTAGCTATGGGTATCGACAAAAACGCTGATGTCGTTGACGACTCTGTTGGCGGGTTATTTGATAGCATCAATAGCTTTGATTTTAATATCGCAGATAGACTGGCTAGCATTGGAGCTAAATTCCAAGGTGTTATCAAATCAGAGAGTTCACAATCGTTATCGCAGCAACAAGAGTTCGTACATACAGCTCAACCAGCGTATATAAACTTTAGTTTAGGTGGAAACGAATACGAAGCATTTGTAAGTGACATCACTAATCAACAAGCAAAAATTGAAAAAATCAGACTAAAGAGAAGCAGCTGGTAGTTGTTTCTCTTAGTTTTTTGAAAGGAGTAAAATGTACGAATTTAACGATACTATCAGAGGTACTCCGAAAGTTACTTTTAATTTAAAGACAACAATTGGTGAAAAGGTATTAGAAGAAGAACTCAATAATGATTTAGGTACCTTTAGGACATTGACTGTTTCTGGTCGTGATGTGGTGGACTTAGAGCATCAAACAACAAGTGTTTTAGGGCGAAATGGTGAGTATTTCCACAATGCCACAGTCGAAGTCAGAAAACTAGAAATAAAAGCTAAAATCACTGGAAAAGATAACCAGTCAATGCGTTTGCAATATGAAAAATTAAACAGATTAATTGTTAGTCACAATCAAGTTTTTTTATCATTTTCAGACGAACCTGACAGAAATTATCTAGGCATCTTTAAATCTAAAGATGTCCCAGAAGAAGTTTCTAACGAGCAGATTATAGGACTAACATTCATCTGCTACAATCCGTTTAAAATGTCTGATGTAAAAACTAAAAAAGGAACATCTATCCAAAATGGTGGGTTATTTCAAACAAAGCCTATCATCACTCTCAACCTATCATCACCAACAAAAGAAATTAAATTGTTGCATGTCGAAAGCCAGAAGTATATCAGATTGACTGGAACTTATACCACTGACGAAATCAAGATTGATATGGCCACGGGTAAAATTACCCAGAACGGTCGCAACATCCTTGGAGATTTAGATATGATTAATAGTAGGTATTTTGAGCTATTACCTGGTAATAATACATTACAGTGTGCCAATGCCGCCATAACCGCAGAGTTTAGAGAGGTTTATCTATGATATACCTGTTTGATAAACTTGAGCGATTGGTCGCTACTGTTGGTACTGATGACTTGCTCTCATGGCACTTTAAGGTCAAAAACAATGATTGGGACCAGGCTAGTTTTGAAGTGCCAGTTGATTATGACGTAGAGCCATTTGTCTACTTTGGTTTTTTTAACTACGACCCTAATCAAAAAGAAGATGTCTTTAAGCTCTTTAAAGTCATTGATTACAACCTAGAAGATAGCAAGTTTTACAAAGGCTTAGACAAAGCTGAGAGTGATCTTGATACCATTGCCATTATCAAAGATAAGCGCTTTAGACAATCGTCCGCAGATGCTTGTATTGATGGTGCTTTAGAGGGTACGGGTTATCAAGTTGGCAAAGTTGAGGGAATAACAAATGTTAGAACACTTAGTTATTACTACATCAGTCCACGAGCGGCTCTGATTAAGATTGTGGAAGCTTTTAACTGCGAGTTCAATGTCAGGTATACCTTTATTAATAACAAAATCACTAGTCGTTATATCGACCTCAAAAAGCGCTTTGGAAAGCCAACAGGCAAGCAATTTGAACATGGCAACAACCTGTTAAAAGTCGTCTACGAGGAATCAACAGATGACATTGTGACTTGTCTGATTGGCAGAGGTAAGGGTGAGGAAATCCAACACGAAGAAGCTGAGCCTAAAGATGTCGAGGGACACTTGCCACAGGAAGAAAGGCGGCAAGGCTACGGTCGAAGAATCGAATTTACTGATGTTGTCTGGTCGGTCGAAAAAGGCGACCCGATAGACAAACCAGCTGGTCAAAACTTTGTAGCACTAGATAGTGCAAGGGAAGAATACGGCTTGTCTCAAAATGGTGAGCTAAAACACCGCTGGGGTGTCTTTGTCAATGAGGAAATCGAGGATAAGACAGAACTCTTAAAAGCAACTTGGGAAGAATTGCAGCGTTTGTCAATCCCTATCAGAATTTACAAGGCAGAAATCTTAGACATTGGTCCAGAGACGTGGAAAGGCGACTCAGTAGCCATTATCTATGATGAGGTAAAAATAGCTTTTGAAACTCGGGTTGATGAGATTGATATTGACAAGCTTAATTTTAACAGGTCAGTCGTAACACTTGGTGATTACAGCGTTGTCCAAAATCGTGAGTCACGGTCTCGTAAAGAGGCTGTCCAAAACATGATAGATGAATCTTTAGAGACTATCACAGACTTAGGAATGACATTTCAGGAATTTTTGCAAGGCATCGAAAAACGCATCGAGACTGGCAAAAAGGAGATGGAAGACAATTGGCGAAAAGTTAACCTTGAATTCGATAACTTTAAAAAGAAGGTTGAGCAAGAAGGCTTGCAATTCAACACCTTGAAAGAACAAATCAAAGAAGTTGATGAACGCACCGACAAAGAGCTAGAGGAATTCCGAGCCACCCTCAAAAACCTAGCGTTACCAGAGGAAGCGATTAAAAAAATCACAGAGGCTATCAAAGTTGATGACATCCCGTCTCTTAAGCAAAACTTTGATGACTTAAAAAACAAGGTCAGCGAGACAAGCGAGACGGCACGTCTAAATGCCGAGATTATCGGTACAGACGGTAAGACCCGCTATAACAAAAATTTATTGGTTGGCGACCCTAACCGTGTAAAAACCTATGACCAAGACTATATCGAGGTAGAAGCTAATGATGGCGGCTTTAAGCGTGGCGAGACCTACACGATTAGCTTTAGTCAAACGTGTGAGCTACTCAAAAAAGTAGCTATCACATTGACGCAAATTAACAACAAGGGAGTTAAGTTAGTACTGACACCAACCAAAGCAAAAATGGATGCACAGACGTTTGAGGTCACTAAAGATAAACAGTCTATAGAGGTTTATCCTTTGAGCTATACAGGCGTTTTAACAGGTGATTGGTATAAATCTAAGTCTGTGGAGATAAACGCCTCAGAGGCGCAGGAATTAGCTCTTGAGATGGCTTATAAAGAGATTGCAGATGCCAAAGGTGCAACTATTATCGGCAAACAGTCCGATAAACCAAAAATTATTTTAGATGGGAGGAGGGACAGATGACATCAGTCGAAACAATACCAATAAAAATTGTCTTTGACCGAAAAGACGCTTCAGAATGGCAGTCAACTAACCCTGTCATTGACGAAGGTGAACTAGTCGTCGAGCTAGACACCCATAAGCTAAAGGTCGGAGATGGTAAAACAAGCTACAATGACTTGCCTTACTATGAAGGTCCGCAAGGAGAATCCATAACAAAAGTACAACTATCCGAAAATGGTGACTTGTCTGTGTGGATTGGCGACAAAGAGACTAAGCTTGGCAACATCAAAGGTCAAAAAGGGGACAAAGGGACAAGTATAACCGACATCACCAAAGATGGTGAGACACTCACTATCAAACTATCAGACGACACTCAAAAAATCTTTAATATCCCCAATGGCCAAAAAGGGGATAGAGGTAAGGGCGTAGAGAGCGCTAGGATTGACGAATCCGGTCATTTAAAATTAAAAATTGAAGAGGAATCAGAGTTAGATCTTGGAAACGTTAAAGGTGAGTCAGGACCTAAAGGTGATAGTATTACTATCACAAATCACAAGCGTGTTTCAGATGGAACGCAGGTATCTTTCAGCGACGGGACACAAATTGTTGTCCCAAAAGGGGATACTGGTGATGTCAACGGCATCAATCTGGAAGATTATGTCAAAAAATCTGAACTTAAAAACGTCGGTTCTGCAGATGTTAAAGCTATTAATGACTTTTTAGGGCTATCTCAAAAGGTGTTTACAAGCAGCTATAGTTATACAGATAGCTTACTAAAAAGTTATGCAAAACCCAGCTATTCGGCGAGTTGGTATGTCAACGAATCTACAGTTTCTACCAAAAATGGTGACAAAGTATTGATTACAATACATAACACTACCACCCAAGCAGACAATTATTTGGAGGTAGCGGTGACTTATGTTGGTGCTAACTACGTGACTGCTACCTCAACAGGTCGCTTACTGACTACTCCTGGTGAAGTCAAAGTAGTGACAAAAAAGCAAGCGGAAAAAGATTATGCTGCTAAAAAACATAAGCATGAGATTAGTGACATAGCTGGTCTTAATGAGCGCTTGTCTGGCTATCTCAGACAAGCTGATATACAGTCACAGCTTAATAATATCGGTAAGCTAAAAGACACGCAAACCGGACAATATCTTGAGGTTAAAGTGGTTGATAAAGGACAGGTGCCTAGCAATACCAGTGGCATGATCGTGTTTGAGAGGTCATAATTTGTTAAAAGATTTAAATAATATCATTATTAATAACAAAACGATTGATCGTATTATTTGTAATAATACGATTGTCTATCAGCGTTCGTGGGATCTGCTTTTTGACGGTTTGCTGACAAGCGCTGGGAAAAAATTGGATATTTATCCTTTTTATAAAATCGTAATCAATAATGCATTTTTTGTTAAAACCCCCACAACAAAAAACAATACGATTTTTTTAGCAGGGCATAAAATACTAGCATTACAAGATAGTCATTTTTGTTTTTTTAGAGCATTAGAAAAAAGTTTTTTTGTCAAAATTTACGGTAAAAATTAGGAGGTAACATTTGAGTAGAGACCCAACACTTTTAATAGACGAGTCAAATTTAACAATCGGCTCAGATGGACGTGCTTATTATACATTTACGGCTGATGGTGACACAAAAAGCGTTAAAATAGCCAATAACAAATGTATCGGTACAACTCGCTTTAACCAGCTCATGATTGAGCGAGGGGGTAAACCAACTAACTACGTGGCGCCCGTGGTTGTCGAGGGGACAGGTAATCCGACTGGACTATTTAAAGACCTCAAAGAGATTAGCCTCGAGTTAACAGATACTAAAAACTCCAAACTTTGGTCAAAAATCAAGCTTAATAATCAAGGGATGATTGAAGAGTATTACAACGGTACAATAAAATCTGAGATTATCAAAACCGCAGAGGGCACGCAGCAACGTATTAGTAGCGAGACCGATAAAAAACTTGCGCTTATCAACGAGACAGTCTCAGGCATTAGACGTGAGTACCAAGATGCAGATAGACAGCTATCGTCAAGCTACCAAGCTGGTATTGAGGGGCTAAAAGCCACAATGGCCAATGATAAAATCGGTTTACAAGCTGAGATACAAACAACCGCTCAAGGCTTGTATCAAAGGTATGATAACGAGATACGCAAGCTGTCCGCTAAAATAACCACTACCTCGTCAGGCACTACAGAGGCCTATGAAAGCAAGCTCGATGGCTTACGAGCTGAGTTTACTCATAGTAATCAAGGTATGCGCGTAGAGCTGGAGTCAAAAATCAGTGGGTTGCAATCAACGCAACAAGCAACTGCCAGGCAAATCTCACAAGAGATAAGTAACCGTGAAGGTGCTGTCAGTCGTGTACAACAGGGCCTAGACAGTTATCAGCGGCGATTACAAAATGCTGAAGGGAGTTACAGCAGCTTACAACAAACTGTTAGTGGTTTACAGTCTGATGTTAATAGTCCAAACAGTAAGCTTAATTCTCGGATTAGCCAATTAGCTAGTCAAATTGACCAACGAGTCACAAGAGCCGATGTGACAAGCATCATTAACCAGTCTGGGGACAGTATCAAGTTAGCCATACAGAGAGCTGGTGGGATTGATGCTAAGATGTCCGCAAAAGAGATTGTCTCAGCCATAAACCTCAATGGCTACGGTGTCAGAATTTCTGGTGAGCGTATTGCTTTAGACGGCAATACCACGGTTAACGGGGCTTTTGGCGCAAAAATTGGTGAGTTTATCAAGCTAAAAGCCGACCAGATTATCGGTGGGACAATCGATGCAAACAAAATCAATGTGATTAATCTCAACGCTAGCAGTATTGTTGGTTTAGACGCTAATTTTATTAAAGCAAGGATTGAGTATGCGATCACAAGTTTGCTTGAGGGTAAAGTTATTAAGGCTCGTAATGGTGCGATGACAATAGACTTGCAAAGCGGTCAAATCAACCATTACACAAATGAGTCAGCCATGAGACGTATCGATAGCAGTACAGCTAGTCAGTTTATAAAGATGACAAAGTCAGGCTTTATATCTGAGATAGGTAACATGCAAGCTGCAATGACGGTTATAGGCTCTAATAGCGATGGGTCAGAAAACCATGAAAATAAAACCTTCGGAGGCATAAGAATTTGGAACGGGAAGTCATCTTATCAATCGACAAGTTTTGTTGAATTAGTCGGTAACCGTGTAGCAATCTATGGAAATAAAAATCGTAGTCCATGGCTCTTTGACTCAACAACGTCAGGATATGCTTACCTCATTCCACAGAATGAAAGTGGTATAAAGCATGCCATAGGGAGAGCTGATCGTAAGATAGACCAAATCCACGTTGGAGATATCTATGTGCAAGGCGAACGTGTCGCTATGATGTTAAAAGATTTAGCGAATAGGATTGGCTATATAGGTACAGGTGGCTGGGCTAACCGCATAGGATAAATTAGGAGAAACAATGCAAGAAAAATTATTAGGAAAAATTATTAACGATTTAACACTTAAAGTCGCTAATTTAACGCTGGAAAATGCTCAATTAAAAGCACAGCATGAAATCGAATTGGAAGAATTAAACGCACAATTGGATGAAGCAACAGCACCGAAGGAAGAAGGTAAATAAACATGAGAAATTGGAAAGTAACAGGAAACTACCCACAGTGGGACGGTACAGGAGCAGTCATTGATACGCAGGTAATTATTACAGATGACAGGGGTGCAGTCATCGCAGAGAAGATCAAAAAAGATTTGAGAACAGCTAATGATGCAGAAATTATCGAGGCTGCTTTAGAGGAGTTTAAAAAGACTGCTTACGTCGAAATCGCTATGGGCGAAGCCGTGCAAAAAGTAGACGACCTTGAAAAAATCTCACAGGAAACTGCTAAGACTGCCAAAACTGCTCAAACAGCTGCTGGACTAGCTAAGGTGTCCGCAGAGCGCACGCAAAAGATGATTAACTTACAAACGATCCACATGTTAACGAGCGGCGGCAAGATTGATCCTGACATTTATAAAGGCATGCTTGAGCTAATCGAGCCAGCCAAAAAAGGTGAGTATCAAGCGTATGATGTCTTTACGGTGGTCGACAGTACTAAAGAGGAAGACGGTGAAGCAGGCGAAGGGAACCTAGTCTTCGTACACGTTAACGAGCCGTTTACTTATGAGGCGCAAACTCTTAAAGATTTGGAATCAGAGGATAAAGTCACAGTCATTAAATATGCGGATTTGGTTAAACAAGATTAGAGGTGGTTAGATGATAGATTTTGTACAAATTGGTGCTTTTTGTGGCGCTGCTTTGTCTATCTTGGGTGTTTGGGGATTTATCGTCAATCCCTTTAAAAAAGCCATGGAAGCTAATGAGTTTGCCATGGCTCAACTCAAGGACTCAATTAAGGAGTTAGCTTATGAGCTTAAAAATCTTGATCGTGAACGTGAGATTACCAAAAAAATTATCGACAGACACGAGGAGCGTTTAGGTCGCGTAGAAGACGAAGTTATTATCAACAAGGAGCGTATTATTACGCTATTTAAAAAAGGAGAAGAAAAATGAATAACTGGTTTAAAAAAGTAGCAATTAAAACAATTAAAACAATGGCACAAACGGCCGTTGGTCTTATCGGGTCAAGCATGTTGATTACGGATATTAACTGGCCAACAATGTTGTCAGCAGTGCTGTTGTCAGGACTAACATGTATCCTGATGAATGTGTCACAAATCAAGGAAGAGGAATAGGTCATGCGAGCAATCACACGATTAGCATTAGTTATAGCAATCGCAATACTGTATGTGCCATTATCTGTGGTTGCTTTGATTTTTTATCCATTTTTAGATAAGGAGGGATAAATGGCTACATATCAGGAATATAAAAGTCGTTCAAATGGCAATGCTTACGATATTGATGGATCGCTTGGTGCGCAATGTTGGGATGGCTACGCAGACTACTGTAAGTATCTAGGACTGCCATACGCAAACTGTACAAATACAGGATATGCAAGGGATATATGGGAACAACGTCACAAAAATGGTATTTTAAACTACTTTGACGAAGTAGAGACTATGCAAGCTGGAGATGTCGCAATTTTTATGGTAGTTGCAGGTGTTACACCGTATAGCCATGTGGCTATTTTTGATAGTGATGCAGGTAGTGGATACGGATGGTTTTTAGGTCAAAACCAGGGTGGAGCAAACGGAGCATATAATTTAGTAAAAATACCATATTCAACGACTTATCCTACTGCATTTAGACCAAAAGTTTTTAAAAATGCAGTTACTGTTATAGGTAATATAGGACTAAATAAAGGCGATTATTTTATTGATGTATCAGCTTATCAACAAGCAGACTTAACCGCTACTTGTCAGCAAGCTGGCACTACTAAAACGATTATCAAAGTATCCGAGTCACTCGCTTGGCTGTCTGATAGGCATCAGCAACAAGCTAATACTAGTGACCCTATTGGTTATTATCACTTTGGACGATTTGGAGGAGATAGCAACTTAGCGCAACGAGAAGCAGATTTATTTCTGTCCAATTTACCAACCAAAAAAGTCTCTTACTTAGTCATTGATTATGAAGACTCTGCAAGTGCCGACAAAGAAGCTAACACTAATGCAGTTATTGCGTTTATGGATAAAATTGCAAACGCTGGATATAAGCCTGTTTATTACAGCTATAAACCATTTACGCTTAATAATATTGATTATCAGCAAATTATCGCTAAGTACCCAAACAGCATTTGGATAGCTGGTTATCCAGACTACGAAGTACGAACAGAGCCACTTTGGGAGTTCTTCCCTTCAATGGATGGTGTGCGCTGGTGGCAGTTCACAAGTGTAGGAGTAGCAGGTGGTTTAGATAAAAATATTGTATTATTAGCAGATGATAGTAGCAAAGTGGATATACCTAAGATTGACAAACCACAAAGCCAGCTTACTTTTAATCAAAAGCTAGATACTAATACTAAATTAGACAACTCGAATGTACCTTACTACGAAGCAACCCTTAGAACAGACTATTATGTAGAGTCTAAGCCAAACGCAAGTAGCGCTGATAAAGAATTTATCAAGGCAGGAACTCGTGTAAGAGTCTATGAAAAAGTGAATGGATGGTCACGTATTAACGCTTCTCAGTCTGACCAGTGGGTCGAAGATAAGTATTTATCTAATGCAACACAAGTATAAAATAGGAGGTAAAGCTCCTTTAGATAAGACAAAACCGCTCAGATAATTTCTGGGCGGTTTTTTGTGTATGATGAATTATTTTTCAAGATAAATATCGAAATGACTAAAGTTCTTCATATTGATAATTCTATTATCTTTATATTTTGCAAAAATATCTGATCTAGTCCCTTCATTTGGTGAGTCAAATAAGTCTATTTGCTCATGTTTCCCATCTTTTGTGCCAATTTCGATTCTGCCGCTTACATAAGGAGAAGTAGCGTCATAAATTTTATAATTATCCATAAGGTATTTTCTGATTTTAAAGTCAATTTCCTGGAAAGTTACGATATCTTTTTCTAGAATAATTTTGTTATTTAAGTTCTGTTGAGATTCTCCCGAAATAAATAGATTTCCCAATAATTTATGATTTACTTTATTATTTTGAGCAGGCGTAATTCCTCCATAGATGTACTCACCGGTGTGAGAATTAAGAATATAAAATAATCCAAAAACATCTACATGATCATCTCGTTTAAATTTTTGAGAGGCCTCATAAGACATTTCGGAACTAATATAATAGTCTTTCCCTCTATATTTTTGAGTATCAATGTTTAATGTGTGTGTCGTTGAAAAATTTACCCTGCAATCTTTATAATCATAAGGAGTTATAGTGTATGCATAAAGTAAATCACTTTTAACATTCGAAATGTCTTTCTTAGAGTCACTTTTGATGATAGGTGAAATAGTAGAAATCAGTATGACTGTAATTATGAAAACTATTTTGATGATGTTAATCTTTTTCATTTTTTCTCCTTAATTAAATGTATTACTCGTACGAGAATACATGAAATAGCAGTAAGTAGTTAAAAATCAGATTTCTGTTTATTTAGAAATTTTATAAATGTATTTATATTTTAGTTTTTAGGAGTGGCAGTTCCATTTAAATAGTCAAGGTTGATATTTGGAGCAGAGTTTTCTAAGATTACTGTAGTAACACCATTTTCATCAATACTTTCTTTATTACTATTTAGCCTTATAGTAAGCAACTCACCAGATGAATCAATTCCAACATACTGTAATTCAATTTGTCGAGGCACTACTTCATTGCCACTATATATAGGAGTGACTTTATAATCTAGCCAAAAGTCAGGGTGAAGTGCAAGCCAAGAATCTAAACGGTTTTCATAGTATAACATCCCTTCAGGATTGCTGTCATTTGCTCCTGAATAAGCACCTGTGTTTAGCCAGGCTGTCATTGTCACTAAATTTCTTGGTTCATCGTTTAATCCACAAAATTGATATCCGACTAGATGCCCACGATTCATTACCCATGAAGATTTTGAGCCATCTCCGTATGGAAATTGATAGTTATGCCATCCCACAGGGTCATAATTTATTTTAGTGCGTACATCTTTAGTTTCGTGTCTATCTTGCAGTTGGATATGTGAAAAGGTAGCGCGGTTAAGGTTATCCAACTCACCAAGTTGTAACTGATAATTAGCAGTAAAAGGTAAGAGCTTACTAGAAGCAGTATTTTTATAATGTGTGTTTGCATGGGATACATTCGGATAAGTTCGTACCTTAGCTGCGTCAACAGTTATTGTCGTTATAGAAAGAGAAAGTAACAGTAAAACAGCGGTAAGCAAACTTGCCTTTTGTTTAGATAATTTCATGATAACACCTAAACCTTTCCATTTTTAGCTTTTAGAGTGGATCAAATATTGCACTTTTCTAGTTAATTATATCACTTTAAATTAAAAAAACTTAAAATTAATAAAATTAATTTATCAATAATATTACGCTAAAATTTCTTTTTGTTTAATAAAATAGAAGTTATTAAATTTTAATAAGTTTTAAATTTAAGTGTACTATATTCTCGTAAAATACGAATAATAAGATAAGGAGGTGCTTTATGCTAACATACGACGAATTTAAGCAAGCAATTGACAACGGATATATCACAGGAGACACAGTAATAATCGTGCGCAAAAACGGACAGATTTTTGATTATGTGTTGCCTGGTGAGAAAGTCAGACCATGGGAGGTTGTGACCGAGGAGGTAGTGGAAGAAGTGATGGTGGAATTAGACTATATCAAATGA